TCTGACTCAGGTACTTGATTGATGATCGAAGCAGTCTGCTTATGAATGTCTTTACCAGACAAAATATCATCAATAATTTGAGCATCCCTAGACAGTTCCCCAGCCACTCTAAATTCAAGACCGGAGAAGTCACATTCTGCGATCTCACCGCCTTCAAATCTGGAAACAACACAACGTCTAACAGGGAATGTACCGCCGCGTGGCTGGTTCTGGAAGTTAGGATTACTAGAACTTAGGCGTCCAGTACGAGTGGTTGTCTGATTAAACTGCGCGTGTAGTATTCCATCAGGACGTGTGTAGGTTTTGATACCTGTAACAAAACTATCCAAGTAAGTATTGATAGCATTGAGCCTACGAATACCCGTTAAGAATTCTATTGCCTGTAGGTTATCCTTTGAATGGGCCTGTACAATCAAACGCTCAATAGTTTGTTTATCAGTTTTAAAACCATTAACAGCCGCATCTTGAGGGCCTTCAGGTACGAGCTTTAAACCCGCTACTTGACCTGTCTCGGTAAGAGTAAAACCTTGACCATCACACGGTTTGCATTTGGTTAGGTTGATCCACGGTGTACCATCCTTTTTGTACTTCTGGATCTTTCCCTTACCTTCACAAATATCACAATGATAACCAACAGTCTTCATTACCCTGCGCGTAGATTTACGAACGGTGTTAGCAAACTGTGAGGCACTCATACGAGGCGGATAAAGGGGCTTACCATTGGCACCTAAACCAATGTTAAAGGTACGCTTGTGGTATTCTTTATCTACAATGTAACGGCTATACACAACTTTAGTCATGTCTATGCCTGAGTTTAAATTGATAGGAGTGTCACCCATCGTTGAAGTCACGATGTCATTCAGTGTCTTTTCTATTTTAATCTTCTCTGCGTAGAAATCACTCTCTACCTTATCAAGAGCATCCATATCTATTGCGATACCATTGCGCTCTATTTCACAGAGAAACATCATCATTTCATTCATCAATGTGAATACGGGTGTGAGCCCTTTGTTTGATTCCTTTAATAGATCTTTTTGCTGATCTAAATAGATCTCAGCACAAGACAGAACGTCAGCCTCTGCGTACTCAATCACGGTGGCTAAGGGCATAGCCTCAAACCCTGTTCCGCTTTTGAATAAATCATCTACTAATTCAGATTTCTTACGAGTTACATCTCGTCGTTCCGCCGTAGCTTTAAGCGACTTAGATAATGGTTGAGCCCGTGCGAAGATATACTCACCAATCATAGTGCAGTACATTTCTGGTGGGATAGGTAACCCAGCTTCCATACAATATAACAAATCGAATTTTGCATTGTGGGCCACGCCAATGGCGGCTGACTTCAGTGCCTGAATAAAATCATCTGGTGAATCAGATTTTTCGATTTCGTTATGATGGAACACTCTACTGTGAACATCCCCAATTACCCCATCCTCAATAATAAGCCAGTGAGCACTCACCATCCTATTCTTTGGATGAAACGGGCTATTATCAATTGACCCTGTATCCCGCTGAACGGTTGTTTCTAAATCAAATACTACTACTCTCATACAACTCCCCATTTCCTTTCTGCTAAAAAATGCCACAAATCTTGTATCGGATTCATTTCCGTGTGGCTCATAAACAACCGCTCACCATAACCGAAGTCATGCTTTCCTGCGGATGCTTTAAACTCTTTTCGAGTGACCCAGCCGTTAATCGACATCACATCATCATCATCTGTACGGCCAACCAAGATGGCGATTTCAGCCCGAAACTTTTGCATACTATCAAAGATCAACGGGCCCTGTTCTTCGTTTGTGAATTTTACATCGACAGGAGTATCGTCCATCCATAGATCAACACCGCCATCTGACAGTACGTTGATAACTGGTGGCTCAACATCAAACAGTCTGGCTACGGCAAACTCAGCTTTGTAGCCGAATGCATTAGCCTCTTCTCTGGACTGTCTCTCATTCTCAAGTCGGGGGTTGAAACCTTGTAACTTACAAAGAGCTACAGTATCCGCCCCCATAATTTCTGATGTATGGCTATCTTGCCTAGTGAGTTTAAACTTCACTTGCTTGCTCCCCCACATATTCGTGTGAGTAAGAGAAGACACTTCTAGGCATCCAATCTAAATTTTTGTTTTTACCAGCGGCACAACGCACCTTCATATTTTTGGAAGTGGCTCTCCATTTGCTGGATCTGTTTCGATACTCTCCCATCCTTGGGTGGGTAGTTTTACTATAGTACCTCTTACCTTCTTTAAGATGTATCTCACCAATGGCGTCACTCATACGAACACCAATACCCAAGCCTTGGTAGTCGGGTAGTACAACCGTTCTATGGCCTCTGAATGCGTTCTTTAATGTCCCGCTGGGCATAGCTAACACTGAGGTAAATCCAACGACATCTGATCCCCAGAGACATACCCAGTGTCTAGCACTTTTATTGAGGTTTCCTGAGAGATAGTGATGGTCGCGGAAGATTGCCCACGACTCTGCCCTGCAAGGTAGGAGCTCCAATTCAATGTTGGGACGCCGAAGATACCCCCTCGGGAGAAAATCCCTTGTCAAAGTATCATATACCCAATCAGGCTCTAGCCATTCGATAATGTCATAATGACAAGACGCGAATACAACTGAGTGCATATCGCTATTTTTAATGTATCTGCTTAATGCGGCCGAACAAGACTTAGCAACTGATCTATCAACAACGCTGGTGAATTCATCTACCACTGCGCCATTGCTTAATTGTCTAGCTAAGTTAGCTCGGTACTTCTCACCTGTTGAAAGTATTTCGTATGGCCTGAACCATGCTGGTACGCTGTTTAATCCTACGGCACTTAGTTTATTCTGTGCCTCTTCCGCCCCGTCAAAATGCGAAACAATGGCTTTATTGTCCTGCCATTCAGGGTGCTCTTCATTACCAAACAGTTTAAGCATAGTGGACTTGCCACTACCTGATGGGCCAACAATTAAACCTATACCAAAATCCGTAGGTAAAGTTTCTAGGGTAGGTACGGTACATTCTGAGATACCAGTGAAATCATAATCAAAGTTAGTTGATACTTTTTCAGTTATCTCGTCTTGTTGGATGTTCTCATATTTTAATATCTTATCCATGCTTTACTCCACATACCTGCTAATAGCGGGCTGTAGGTTGCATATGACTGTGCCGTGCCACCCCGATAATTTATTCTTGGATACGGTTAGATAACGAGTGTTATCAGGATCAGTATCATCAACGTCACCAGCTTCATGCTTGCCAATGCCAATACACAGATCTAGTTCCGCCATCTTACCAATCTTAGATCCTTCCATATCGAAGCCCGATAAACGAGTACGGCCCCGAGCTTCATTGGATGCTTGAGATACGGTTATGACTGCACATTGCTGACGCTTGGCTAACTCACGCAAAGATCTGTATAGTTCTCTGAGGCGTTCGTGGGATGCTGAGAAGGTGCCATTGATATGAACCTTGTCTCCTTGATCGATCACTACTACGTCTGCGGCCATGTGCTCAATGTATGATTCAATCTTCTGTAGATCCCACTCTTGGATGTCTTTCATTTCAAGACGATCTTGGATTGCCGTAAATCTATTGGTTGCAGAGCGAGGATCAGTTACAATCTCTTCACGGGTCATGCCGCTCCAAGCTTGCATGGCTCTAAGCATTGTACGCTTAGTCTCTTCCTCGTTACCTAAATACAAAACCTTTGCACCCTGTTCACAAAAACCACCGGGGCCGCAAACAATTGAGATTGCAAAGGCTGATTTACCTGTCTCTGGTAATGCAAAGATTGTCCCGAATTCTGCGGGCCCAATGCCATAAACGTGTCTTGCAAGAGTGTTTATATTAAATTTCCAACGAGCATCATCAGATGTCATTCGGAGTAATTCTTCAATGTCTTTAGTTGTAGCATCACCAAAGTCACTTGGCATCACACCTTCACGCACATTCTCAAGTAATGAGGTAAGGCGAGACATTGCATCTGGTACGCCTTCAGTGAGCTCAATGCCCATGTTGGCAATCTTATGACCAACGTGACGCTTCCATAATTCTTTAAGATAATCTGAGGCTACGCCATTCGATAATGGCTCCTCTCTTTCAATGCCCTGTAGTAGATCAGAAATAATATCTTTCTCGGATCTTGTGGCTACGGGGTTATTCTTCAGCCAGATGGCTTGAACATCGTTTATCTTTAAATCGTGTTCGTACTTTTCGTGCCCTTCAGAAATGCTTTGAAACACCTCTTTTAACTCTTCCTCAAAGAGTTTCGGACTGAGACTACTCTTATTTTCTATGTAAAATTCACGAGACAAAAGTCCCCTAAGTATCTGTAATTCCATGTTTTTATTTGCCTGTTATGCTCTTATTAGTGTCATGTAACGACACCAATTATAGCCCTAGTACCCCCTACTAGCAACAGAAAAATTCACAAAAAAAACCCCGCTCAGTGGCGGGGCCTTGATACATAAGGGTTTTAGCCCTTAATTTTTTTTTAACTTAATCTAAGTTTCATATTTTTAATGTCAGGCGTTGAATCGCCTCTTCGCTCTCGGAGATCCACTTCGTGGTAAACAACCCGTGGGTTGCCTCTACAAAGTTGGTCGATGGCTTCTTGTAATTTTCTCTGCTCTTCAGCCGCCTCAATGAACCCTTTCGGGCAATCGTAGTCAATAACTACTAATCCTCTACATTTCATTTTAAATCATCCTTTTAATACGGTTACACTAATAATACATAGAACCGATTTGGAGGAGCTTGATGTGGGTCACTCCAGCTAGATGCCTTTCTTCCGTGGCAAGACCCGTCTTTATTTTCTCTATTTTTAACCATCTACTAATTTAATTATCCCTGAATTATCATACCATTTTAAATCATTGGTAAGAAATTTGACCGTACAGTCAGCCACCCCTTGTAGCTGTCTTAGTAACACTATTGACTTACGAGAGGCATCTTTGTCAAGGCAAATAATTAATTTAGTAAAGGCCTTCAACTG